CTTCTACTGCGAACCATCACTTATCGTTGCTGCTCCCACCAAGAACATTGAAGTAGAAGAACACTTCAAGTTCAATCTGACTGCCAAAGATGTTCAAACTATCATCAAGACGGCAGGTCTACTTTCTGCTCCCACAATTTCATTGATTGCAAAGAAAGGTTGGGTTACAATGAAGATTGGTGATCGGAAGAATGAGTCGGCAAATAGTTTCAATAAGACGATTGGCGAAACTGAACTCGAGTTTGAATGCAACCTTTCCTCTGAAAACTTCAAGTTGGTTCCCGATGCCTATGAGTGCATCATTTCTAAGAAGATGTTCTGTCAGTTCAAGAATGCTGCCGGAACGATGACTTATCTGATTGCGATGGAACCTGGTTCGACAATCTAATTGGAGTCTTATATTATGCAAGTTCGTGACAATGAGTTTCTGTGGGTTGAACGCTATCGTCCTCGCAAACTGGATGATTGCATTCTTCCTGCAGAGCAGCGAGCGGTGTTTCAAGAGTCGGTTGATAAGGGGGAGATTCAGAACATGCTTCTGTGCGGTGGCGCAGGCATGGGAAAGACAACTGTTGCTCGAGCAATCTGTGAGGAGTTGGGAACTGACTACATCATCATCAATGGTTCGGAAGAATCGGGTATCGATGTTCTTAGGACCACTATCAAGCAGTTCGCCTCGACGGTTTCCTTCTCAGGAAAGACGAAAGTTGTCATTCTTGATGAGGCGGATTATCTGAATCCTAACTCTACTCAACCTGCCTTGCGTAGGTTCATGGAAGAGTTCTCTACCAACTGTCGATTCATTCTGACTTGCAACTACAAGAATCGAATCATCCCTGCATTGCATTCTCGGTGTGCAGTCATTGAGTTCAAGTATAGCAAGGAAGAAAAACCAAAGATTGCTGGTAAGTTTATGAAGCGAATTCAGTTCATTCTTGAAAGAGAGGGGATTGAGTTTGACGAGAAAGTCATCGCTTCACTTCTTCTAAAGTTCTTTCCTGACTATCGCAGGATCATCAACGAACTGCAAAGATATTCTTCAAGCGGTAAGATTGATGAAGGTATCCTCGCAAAAGTTGGAGATGTTAGCACAGCTGAACTTTCAGATGCAATGAAGGCGAAGGACTGGCAGAAGATGCGTAAGTGGGTTGTGAACAACATCGACAACGATCCACAGGTGATCTTTCGCAAGGTCTATGATGACTTCTCCAACAAGGTAGTTGAAGTTCCACAACTGGTGTTGATTCTGGCTGACTATGGCTACAAGTCAGCTTTCTGTGCAGATCAAGAGATCAATCTAGTTGCATGTCTCACAGAAATCATGGCGTCGGTTTCCTTCAAATGAGCAAGGAGAAAGAAGGCCTTCCCTCGATTTCCCCCTTTGACTTTGTAAATGCAATCAACGACACTAAGGAGGATCTGATTGTAGATGAGTGGTCAGAAAAGCAGTACAACCCGTTTATTATAAATAAAGCGTTAAGTTACGGGGCTGATACTGTGATTCAGGCCAATGAAATGAACTCACGCACCCATCTTGACAAGAAATTACAGTTTGATTTTCTTCGCCTTCTTATCAAGCGCAAGAAGCGTTATAATAAGTGGCTTAAAGCTGAAAAGCTAGAAGCGATTGATGTTGTGAAACAATACTATGGGTACAGCACATCTAAAGCCCAAGAATGTGTCACCATCCTTTCGCAGGAGCAGATCAATACATTAAAACAAAAATTAAAAAAAGGTGGATTGAAAGATGGCTGATGACATTTCATTCAATATTGATCTGGTGGGGTACTCCCCGCTTGAGATCACACTAAAGGAAGCAGACGACTTTCTGAAAGTCAAAGAAACTCTGTCACGAATCGGAGTTGCTTCCAAGAGAGACAAAACGCTCTACCAATCTTGCCATATCCTGCACAAGCAGGGCAGGTACTTTATTGTTCACTTCAAAGAACTGTTTGCCCTTGATGGAAAGTTTGCTGATATCACTGACAACGATCTTCAACGCAGAAATGTGATTGCTAAGCTGCTGCAGGACTGGGGCTTAGTAAGCATTCTGAACCAAGATCGTCATAGTGATATGGCACCTCTATCACAAGTCAAAGTGCTATCCTTCAAAGAAAAAGGTGAATGGAACATTCAAACTAAGTACAATCTAGGCAAAAAATCTAACAAAACTGCATAAATAAAATATCCTCGGGATGGGATCTAGGCTGGCATCCTAGTCAAATCTGCCTCTTACGCCTAAAGGGTAAGACAATTCAACTCGCTGAAAAGGAGAAACCAATGAGCGAAACAAAATATAACGCATATGTATGCGAAGTTTGTGGGCATGAGTATGATGAAGCTAAAGAAGCAGTTAAGTGGGAAGACCTTCCACAATTCTGGCTTTGTCCTGAATGTGGTTGCCACAAAGATGAGTATTTCCGAGTTTAATCTTGCTTAAAAAGGAGACTAACATGACATTTCTAAAAGATGTGTTTGGACGCGATATGTTCAAAGATTTCGACAAGTATTTCGTTGGGTTCGATGACCAATACAACCGTATGGCAAAGATGCATGATGACCTCACCAAAGGCATCCCCAACTATCCTCCCTACAATATCAAGAAAGTTTCTGAGGATCGCTACATCATCGAGATGGCTGTAGCAGGTTTCGGAAAATCCGAAATTGATATTGAACTTGCTGAAGGTAAGTTAATTGTCAAGGGAATATCAAAGGAAGATGCTGAGATTGACAACTGGATCTATAAAGGCATCGCCAATCGTAACTTCACTCGCACCTTCCTTCTTAATGACAATCTAGAAGTCAAGGATGCAGAGATGTTCAACGGCATGCTACGAATCTGGCTTGATATGATCATTCCTGAGCACAAGAAGCCCAAGAAGATAGAAGTCAAAGAGTCAGGTACAAGTAAAAAAGAACCCGCTGCCCCCAAGCAGCTTTTGACTGAGTAAAGTTAAAAAGTTCAACAGGGGGCTTGACAGCCCCCAAATTTTTTTGTATGATTGTTTTTTGGAAGCGTGGCAGAGGCAAGAAAGGATGGTATAAAGGTTTTTTTGTGATTCTAGTTGGGAACTGGCTTTTGTAATCTATTGTTTAGAACATAATTTGGACATTAAACGAAATACAGAGAAACGAAAATATATTTGGAATGGGGTAGTTAAAAATTATATTCCAGATTTTATAGTTGAAGGATCATTGACAGAAGTTAAAGGATACAAAACCGAACAATGGTTAGCGAAGCTAGAAGCAAATCCTGATGTAAAAGTTTTGTATGAAAAAGATTTAGAACCTGTGCTCACATATGTTAAACGTAAGTATGGAAAAGACTTTATTTGTCTTTATGAATAACGGAGGGTTATCTGGGCTGGGCCCGGCACCGCCTTGAAAGCGGATGGACTGCGAAAGCGGTTGGAGTTCGATTCTACCAGCCCTCCTCCAATTTAATTAGGGTCCGTGGGTTCGAATCCCACCTCCTCCGCCAAAAAGTTTTCTTGTTGTAAAAATAAGACATCATGTGGTTGACAAGCAACGTAAGTAGATGTAGAATCATTTCTGTTGATTAATTGAACGGTAGGTAGCACTGGTGTGCGGCGGGATCTTATAAGTCCTGGAGATCGGTCAGATGGGCTGAAACGGAAGGGTTCGAATCCCTTACCTACTACCAAATTCAATAAGTCCTCTCTAAGTCGTTGGTGAACTACAACGCCTGAGGCAAATAGAGGGAAAGGCATCAGATAGGATGCTACGCTACGAAGGCGGGGGAGTGGGCCCGTAGCAATGTTCTTTAACAGTTAATTTCTTCGCCCTGGTGGTGGAATGGTAGACACGCATGACTTAGGATCATGTGCTGAAAGGCGTGAGAGTTCGAGTCTCTCCTGGGGCACCAAAGCACAGATGGCAGAGTGGCCCAATGCAAGAGTCTGCAAAACTCTAAAACCGCCAGTTCGAATCTGGCTCTGTGCTCCAAAATATAAATACATAGAAACAAGGGGGTTTCTATGTTAGACTTCAAAAACTTTTTACAACTTGATGAAGCAATTCTTTCTCCCGGCATAAAACCTGAGCATGAGAAGTTTCGTGAGCAATACAGGGGTCAAATCCATGATATGATAAAGAAGTCATATTCACATCCTTCGATTGGAGGATATGGTGGATTGAAGTCTGGGTCTGAAGAAGAGTCGAAAGCGATTCATTCAGATATTTCATCGTCATTGATTAAGATGACTCGAAGAGGTGAGAAGATTACTTCTGTGAACTTATACAAAAAACAATTCGGTAGAAAGTCAATCGCCGCTGCAACAGATGGGACTCCTCAAGGAAAAGCTGACTTCATGAAGAATAAACTTGAAGATCACGAAATGAAAAGAGCCTGGGGAGAAGTGTCAGGTGCACCAGAAGCCATCTCAATGAAGATGGGATTGCCTGTGATATCTGTAGAGAAGATGAAAAAGTTGACAGGAAAGACGCTAAAACCTGTAGGTGATACAGGTCACTATGAGAGAACTATTGGCGGGCAACCGCATGTTAAGATTGGTGTAGGTCACCCAAAGGAATCTGAATAAAGTTTTATTCGTGGTTGACGAAGTAACTTACATATCATAGAATTGAAGTTGTTAACAACGTGCTGCCTAATCAGCAGCTAGTGCGACCCGCACGATGAGAAGTGGTGTGATACCCACGGGTGGTTCGAGGATTAATAGTCCTCCAGTAGGAATACTGCGGTCCAACCTAACCGGCGCTGGCAATGCGATAACGGAACCCGTCGTGAAGTGGGTGGAAGGTGTAATTGAAGTGAGGCGCAAGCCAACAGCGGATACGCTACAACTACCACCGGGGTTCGTCAGAGCACAAGGATTATGATGAGACAAACTGAAATCTTTCAATTAGAAAACAACGCCACACTTAGAAAAATTGTTAGTCGGTATGCTACGACAGGCCTTCGCTTTGGCTGGAAATCTAATAATGAAAAGTCATACGACCTAGGTCATTGGAACAATATGATTCTACGCTGTTCCAAACATGAAATTTTTGATATGTCAGACACACCTTTCATTGAAAGGCACAAAGATATTCAATTTGTTTGGAATACATTGAAAGATTTGATCGGTCAGAAAAGTTTAATGCGTTGCTATATCAACGGCTACACTTTTGGAACAGACGGGTACGCCCATGTTGATGACCCCTGGTATACACAAAAATATGGTGAGGATAAAGATTCAGAAACTATTGTTGTTTACTTAAACGAGAAATGGCACATTGATTGGGCGGGTGAAACAGTTATCTTTAACGGATATGATATAGAGCGTGCTGTGCTTCCTAAATTTGGAAGGGTATTGGTTTTTGATTCTAGAAAAACACATGCAGCGAGA